TGGAATAAATGCTGGCATATCAAACTCAACAAGATATCCTGCGGAATAAAATGGATTGCCTGGAACAATACAATTGAGTTCTGTGCTGCGAAGAAGATTAATCTGAATTCTTCGTTGCATCAGTGTTTTCTCAATACCTGTTTCTACAATCTTAAATCCCTTTGAAATGAAATATGGATTATTTGTCTGACCTTTATTAGTTAGCCAGTAATCTATTTGAGTGTCATATTCTTCATAAATGGTTTTTTCATTTCTATTCTTTGCATTATTTAATGGAAAGAATCCGTCCATCATAATTTGTCTATTAGATGCATTCACTAGAGAATAATCATTTCTTACATATTTTTGCGTAATCAAATCAAGTGTGAATAAGCGTCCAGTGTATGCAGAATTTTTTGTGTTCGATAGAACATCAAAACTCGAGTTAAATCGAAAATCATTAACATCATTTGCATTTAAAGATGCTGCAGTTAATTGATCTTGAGTTAGTTTGGCAGTGTTAAAATTTATCTTTGCGATGACTTCTCTCTTGAAGAGACCTTCTAAAGATATGAAATTAAATCCATCTCTGTTTTCAAAGAACACAAACGTTGAGCTGTTTTCGTTATAAGATTGAGATGCAAGATATTCTAATGCTTCTAATGGTTTATACCGAGTGAGCATAAAGTCGGTTGAGCCAAACGAATTTTCAAAATTCTCCGAACTCAATTTCTTTTTATTAACTTTAAGATCATTCACACAAATGTTAGCAGCGTGATCTCGAGCATTTTTTCCACGTAATTTTCTAGACAATGTTAATTGATTCGAGAAAACCAATTCTTCTGAACAAAAGTGGAGTACATACGATTGAGCCTGTGATCGACCCGCTGGTTTTCGTTCTGTTGCTTTATAAATTCGAAAAGTTCTTTTGTATCGTTGATTAGATGCGCTTTCTCCTGGACGACTAAATGAGATATAAAGATACTCATTACCGTGCAGTCCCATACTTGAAAACAAATCAACGCCATCGATTAATTGAATCGATCCGCTCACAACAGGCATAAACACATCTTCGTAGATATTGATCACATTGAACAAACTTGTAATATCTTTTATCTCACCAAGAGAATTGATAATACTCAGTTCATGAATTAAAACATCTTTAGTGGATGTATTATTATTAATATCAGCCATTCAATACTGTTCCGAGTTCATTAATTAATGGTTGGATATACGATTGTTTGAGCAATTTAATTTGACGTTTGTTATCATTTACTTCAGTTTCATAATTATAAACATAAACAGCTTTATATGATGACTTAATTGTTAACGTCGAAGTCACTGCTGTATTTGGATCTGCATTATTAGATCTAAATGTATATACCTCAGTGGTTGGAGTATTTACATTATTTAAAATCAAAGTATTTGAAGTATAATCATATTGATTTAGCGTTACGATATGATTTTCAGTTGTAGTCTTCGTTAGACCATTCACTTCTGAATATGTTTTTTCTTGCTCTAATTCATAATGATGGATTTCAGAATATGCATTTGCGATAGTTGAATACCCATATTGCTTGATGATTTTTCTTTCCAATGCATCTGTCGTTAGAGGAAAATCAAAATGCGGATCGATTAAATCATTAACCATACAGATGACCCAATGATAGGAAGCATCACCATACTGTTGGTACGCTACAATTTCAGGCGTATCACCTTCTTGCAATTGATACTTATAAAACGCCACTGTATTGTTTAGAACACTACTGCGGATTTTAAATCGCGAGAAGATATTTGCAATGACAGTTGGACTATCATTCTTAAAATCAAACGAATATAAAGTTTTTGGAAACTCTCTAAAAAACATCAGAAGCCTCCAGCAACAGCTGCTCTGTCGATAATAACTGTTTCTTGGAATGTTAGTTGAAGTCGCGTTTCAACTGGTGCACCATCTTTAAATGTTGCAAACCCGTTTGGGGAATAATCAACATTGATTCCAGATAAAACACACTTTTTAGTCTTAAATAAGAAATCGTTCATATTATTTCGACCGTCATAAAATTCGATTTCAAATTGGGCAGGAGGAATGAAGTATCGACCTGTTGAATTATCTGGAATAGTTGGAGATGCGAAATATTTTAAATTGAATATAATGGCTCGTATCAACTCAGCTTCTACTGCATTTCTTGGGATCATTCTGAAGTCGAAGGTGAATTTACGAAGAACTGGAGATGTATAAAGCATTTCTAGTTGCGGATTAATAACTCGACCCGTTGTGGCAAAAACTCCCAACTTTGTTAAATCTTCATTGCCAGCAATTCTACTTAGAATGCTTCCTGCAGCTTCTGCAATAAATGCATTAGTTTGATCAACAGAACCACCCTTTGAGGCTAGTGCCTGCGCGCCGAAACCAACTGCGCCGAGAGTAGCTGTTAACGATAGAGCCTCATATTCATTGTCGTAACTGGTGTTGATTCCATCTGGCATAAACAGTCCTACAACTCCACCAACAACTCCACCAGCTGCTGCGCCACCAGCAGTTGCAGCTAGTTCTTCTCCTCCAGGAATTGCAGCTACAACAGCTCCCACAGTCTGAGCACCAGTTCGGATTGATTGCGTTGTTGCATCACTTACTTGAACTGATCCAGTTACCGTTTCGTATATTTTAAAGAGAATATATGGAGAACCATCAGCTTCTAAACTTTGAGGGAATTTTAATATCCCTAACTCTGATCTGCTAAAACTTGTAGCAGCAGTTGTTGTTGTTGTTGTAACTTGTTCGAGTTCTTCGGTTGGAACCTCATTAATGGTACCAACACCACGAGGAGTTGTGGGTGTCTTAGGTGCTTCACCAGTTGGGGATGATGTCTTAGGTAACGCTTTTAGTGCTTTTTCTCTTGCCCTATTCAATGTCGCGACTGCAGCCTGATTTGGCGCATTAGCAATTGCTCTATCAAATGTCCGATTAATTTCTGCTGCCGTTGTTGCCATTGAATGTTCCTATAAATACGGTTATGGCTTACAGTGGTAAATTCAGTCCGAAAAATACCAATAAATATTTAGGTGATCCTACGACCGTCTGGTATAGAAGTCTCTGGGAACGCCGAGTCATGGTGCGCCTTGATGACGACCCAAATGTTATTGAGTGGTCAAATGAAGAAATTATTATACCGTATTTATCCCCGATAGATGGAAGGTGGCATCGTTACTTCCCAGACTTCTTCGTTCGAGTTAAGAATCGACATGGAGTACAAGAAGCAATGATTTTAGAGGTGAAGCCGCTGAAACAGGCAGTTCCACCACAAGTGAAGAAAAGAATCACACGCCAGTATATCCAAGAAGTTGCAACTTATGGAATCAACGAGGCTAAATGGAAAGCGGCGACTGAATATTGTAAAGACCGAAATTGGTCGTTTAAAGTTATCACTGAAAAGGATCTAGGAATCTAATGCCATCGCTATTCGACAAATTAAATAAAGAAATGAACGCTGCTGGTGTTCGCCCAAGAACAGAGGCGGCAAAAGCGTGGCTTGGGGGTAAAATCTCCAAGATGAGGATTCCGACAAATAGATCGAACATCTTGAACGATGCTACTCGAATCTCGGCTCGCGCCTTTATTGGCAAGATGTACATGTTTCACTACGATCCAAAATTCAAGGACACATTACCAGTTTGGGATAAGTTTCCGCTGACCATACCAATTGAAATCTACGACGATGGGTTTCTTGGATTGAATCTGCACTATCTTGATCCATACAGCCGCCTTGTTCTCATTGATAAACTACACGACTTCATAAACAACGATAAATATGACGACACGACCGTTTTCCGTTTGTCATATGATCTGCTCTCGAAATCTAGAAGATATAAACTAATCGAGGGCTGTGTAAAACGATATTTGTCAGATCATATCATGTCGTCTCTCATATACATCGAACCAGATAATTGGGAAACTGCGATATCGAATCTATGATCCAAACAAAATGCTTAATCAGAACTTGCTTAAAAGTTCTAAATTCGCAATTCGAATTCCAAGTTTACCAGAGGTTGTTGATCTCAGCGGTGAGTTGAACATTTCCAGTCAAGAATTTACATTTCTTTGCGATTCAATTGAATTTCCAGGGCAGACGCTCACAACAACAGAACATCGCATTCCTGGTCGATTTAAGATGAAGAATGCATATCAACGTGATATGAACGAAGTTACATTGACATTCTATCACAACACCAAGTTACCAATTTATAAAATTTTCTCAGATTGGATTACGAATATCTCACCAACAAGCACAAACAATCGGTATTTCGACGATTATGTTTGCAGTGAAATTCAACTTTTTCAATTTGAAGACACAACAGGAGAGAGAGGACTGTTTTCTACATTTGAGGAATTTACAAATTTGAACGCAGAGGGAATAGCAGGAAAGGCTATATCAAAATCCTTTACAGTAAAATTATTTAATGCATACCCATTAAATTTCGCATCGATGCCTTCAAATTGGGCTGATGATGGATTCCAAAAAATGACAGTAACATTCTTCTATGAGGCTTATGAAGTATTCTTGTCTGACGCAACAGTTAGATTTAGCGATATTCTTCGTAACGTTCAATAATTTTTTACCGATCCAAATACAGGAATACTAGACGCATAATGAGGTTTTGATATGCCATTGCCAAAAATAGATTTACCAATCTTTGAATTGAAGATATTATCTTATCCGCTACCAGTAAAATTTCGACCTTTCTTGGTGAAAGAAGAAAAGTTATTGTTGATGGCTCTTCAGAGCAGCGATGAAGAATCAATTTATAAGACGATTAAACAGGTCATCAATAACTGTTTAGTTGATGATGTTGATATTGATAAACTCCCGATTTTTGATATTGAGTATTTGTTTTTAAATATTCGAGCAAGATCAATTGGAGAAAAAGTTGAAACAGCCTTTATTTGCCGTAATGTAGTTGGTAAAGAACCAGATGAAAATGGAATAGAGGTTGATGTTGAGTGTAAAAATGTGATGCAAGTTGGCATTAATGTTCTTGACATTAAGCCACCTAATGACGATGTGCCAACAAAGGTATATATTACGGATAAGATTGGATTAGAATTAAAGTTTCCGACTCTTCGATCGTTTAAGAGCGTTGATTTGATGCTTCAAAATCCAAGTAACAATGCCGTGTTTGATATGATTTATGATTGCACTGAATATGTGTTCGATGAAAACGGAATGTACTATGTTAACGAATCACCAAAAGAAGAATTTGTTCTGTTTTTGGAATCATTAACTCAAGAACAATTTGATAGAATCACAGCATTTTTTGAAAAATTGCCAAAGATTGAATATGATATTGATACAAAATGTAGTAAGTGTGAGTTCGAACACAAGTTGCATTTGGAGGGACTCAACGATTTTTTTATCTAACCTTTCGTGATGCTAATTTGAAGAGTTACTATAACAATATGTTTACGCTAACTCACCAATACAAATATACTTTGACTGAAC